GCGCTGTCGCCCTGGCCGGTGTGGATGTCCAGCATGCGCTTGGCCATCGAGACGTTCTGATACCAGTCGGTGCCGGGTGACAGCCGCGCCGTCATGCCGGCCACCGCTTCGTGCGGCACGCCATACTGATCGGCCATGTCGCCGGTCAGCGCATTGGCGCCGTCATACCATTTCGCGGCGGTATCCCGGACCGCAGGGATCATGTTGTTGTAGATCCAGCGCAGATTACCCTTCATGTGGTCGATCGCGTCCTGGATGGTCGAGGCGCTGTCCTGTCCCGGCTGCGCTGGAATGTCCGGGTAGCTCTGCAGCTTGGCCGCCACTTTCGGCTCGGCGGTGGTGCCGAGGATCGAGTCGCTGCCGATCTGCAGATCGTTGCCGGCATGCACCGCGGCGGCGTCGGTGCCGGCAGCGGTCGGAATACGGGTCGAGACCCGCAGATTGGCGCCCGGAACAGGCGGCTCGCCGGGCGCCGTGGTGCCCATCAGCAGCGCATTGGCCCAGCTGCCGGCGGCGGCCACCGCGCCCTTCGCGGTCGGCATCCCGGTGTCGGGGTTCCACAGCCCCTCGTCCTCCGCGCTCTTGCGCTGTGCCGCGGCCCAGTCCAGCGGATGAGCCACTGCCGGGAAATGCTGCTCCACCCAGTCCTTGATCTTGCCGCCCGACAGTTGCCACGCATCGGCCAGCGTCGGCGTGCCGGCCGTCAGCGGGTTGTCAGGATCGTTGTAGGGCATTCCGATCCGCAGGACGTTGTCCTGGTCGTCGAGCGCCACACTACCACCAGCCGGTCTGGAACGATGGGCTCGAGCCCGCCGCCACCGACGACGCACGCCGGTTCACCACCCCCGCCGGCATCGGCAGCTCGGGAAGCTGGAAATTGGCGTTGCGGATGGTGTTCTGCCCCGCCTTCATCGCCGCCACATGCCCAGGCCGCGGGTCGAGGCCGTATTGCAGCGCGAACTCCACCGCCAGCGTATAGATCAGCGCATACATATATTCCGGCGGTAGATTGATCGGATCGGTGAGCCCGACATAGACCGGCAGCGCCGCCTTCACCGTGATGTGGATCTCGAACTGGCCGGCATACGGGATCGGCCACGGATACAGCACGCCCAGCGGATACGCGGAGTCGTAGAACACGCCCGAGGGGAATGTGGTGAGGCCCTTCAGCACGATGCTGTTGTATTGCTCGCGCGAGGGGATAATGGCCATCGGCACATCGACGTAGGGCGGCGCCATGTTCAGCATGCGGAAGAAGCCGCTGGTGATGCGATCCGGCCGCGGGATCGCAAAGTCGCCGCCTGGCAGGCCCACAGTGTAGGAACTCGCCCCGGTAGAGATCAGCGAAGCGTCGGCCAGATTAGGCACCATCCAGCGCTTGCGCTGCCACTGCGCCAGCGTGCTCTGCAGGATCACCAGGCCGTCGTTGCTGTCCTCGGCCATCGGCGTCTGCCCGATGCCGTTGACGCCTGACGTGCGCAGACAGAACGCGATCAGGTCGCCCGCAGTCTGGATGCCCGGCATCAGCGCATCCTCCGCGCCAGGATCTTGCCCCAGGCGGTCACCGAGCCGTTGCTGAACGATGGACTGGCGCCGAGCGCAACGGCGGTCGTGGCTGTGATCGAGACGCGCATTCCGGTGATCGGCACGATCGCCTGCGATGGATTAGGGCTGACTGTGCCGGTGGCATTGCCGCCTAGCTGGTCGACCGACGGTGCTGTGGCGCCCCCGACGTTGAACCATGCTTTGAGCGTGCCGGTGACATTCGGCGAGAACGTGAAGCCGGCCGAACCCCAGATGTCCCAGTCGCCGGCAGTGAGCGACAACGACGCAATCACCGCGTCAGCGTTGTTGGTGAGCGACAGCGGCGCGGTGGACAGCCGCTGCACGCTCTGAAACTCGCCGATCTGGCCAGCAGCGGCAGCGCTGCCATCCGCGACCCCGGCGCGTGCCTGCGGGAGCGTGATGTAGCTGGCAGGATTGCTCGTGAGATAGAAGCCGGACGTGGCGCTGGTCCAGTCGGAGAGATCGCCGTGCGTCAGCACCACGTCGCCGACGCGCGTCGCGACACTTTGCACCGGCGCCGCAGATGCGGCCTGTGCCGGCGTCGTGTAGCGCGTGTCGGCGTTGACCCACGCCTGCATAGAGCGGACGTACGCTGCCCCATCTGTTGGGGCCTCGGTTACTGCCCCTCCGCCGGTCGGCGGCGGTGACGAGGCGATCGCCCAGACGCCCGGTATCGACACGAACATCGCCGTTGTGGTCGGCGGCAAGGTCGCCACTGGCGCCGTGGTGCCGTCGCCCATGGCAACCACGTCAGACGAGTTGGCGGCAGGGTAGACCGAGATCGGATTGCCGGTGCGATTGAGGACATATAGCAGCTGACCGCCGGTGGCCGGTGGCAGCCCCACGCCATCGCCTGGACTCTGTGCGTCGTCCACGACATTGAGGCAGGCCAGCATCGGCGTCGCGGTGCCCTGGTCCCCAGGATGCGCGCAGACGTGCAACGCCCATGAGTGTCCGCCACCGTCGGCAATGACGCTCATGTCCTGCAGGCCGACGCCTGCGGAGTAGTATTGCCCTCCGCGAGTGCCCGACATCGGAGCGCCTCTATGCCGAGATTACGGCGAACCAGGAGCCCTGGATCGGCGACATCAGTACGGTCGATTTGCCGGCCGCCACCGAGATGCCGGTGCTGCCGGCGACGCCGTTGACGGTGTCGGTGGTGTTCGGCGCGCCGAACACCTGGGCAGCCGCTGCGCCGCCGTTGCTCAGCCACATGGTCTGGCCGCCCATCGCCGGCGGCAGTGCCACGCTGTCGCCGGCAGTGGCGCACACCGCGATCAGGTTGACCGCAGTCGCTAGCGGTGTGGCTGCTGCCTGACCGCCGCCAGCATGTGCGGTGAGCGAGGCGCCAGACCAACCGTTGCCGGTGGCCAGCAGCGAGATGTCGTTTAGTCCGACGCCGGCACTGAACGACGTAACGCGTCCGCTGGGATAAGAGACACGGGTAACCATCGCTTTTCTCCATGCAAGAAAAGGGAGGGACCGCGGGTTCCGGGTACGGCCCCTCCAGTGCGCCTGCCGGTTAGTTGGCTGTCACGCGGCAGGCGAGCTGCGGCCGAATGGCGCCCACGCCGTAAAGCACATCCACACGACACGGGAGGTAATCGTTGTTGATGTCGTATTGCCGCACGATGCGCATCGACAGGCCGTCCTTGACGGCTCGGCTTGCCATGTCGACGCCCTGCGGCATCACCAGGTCGGCGCTGCCGAAGGTGAACGCGTCGGGATGGTAGGCGATCGACTGCCCGCGTGCGGTTGAGAGTGTGCCGGCGAATGTTAGCGCGGCGTTGGTGGCAGGAGCGGCACCGACGTTCTGGTAGCCCGACGTGGTGTCGTAGACCATGGCCGGTGCGAAGCTGATGGTGCCCGCGCCGCCAGTGTATGCTGCGGTGACGACGAACGGTTGCAGCACGCTGGTGACACGCTTGGTCTCGGGATGAACTTTGAACACGCCAGCGATGGTGAAGGTATCGCCGACCACCATGTTACCGGTGCCAGTGGCCACGACTGCGGTTGTCGCGCCACTCGCTGGCACACCGTTGAGCACGTAGGCGGTGGAGCGCGCGCCTGGCGTGAACTGGCTGAGATGCGTGTTCTCAGCCCATTCGAAGCCACCCGACAGGCCCATCACGCCGTCGGTGTATTGCCGGGCAATTTGTGTGGATTGCTGGAACAGGCCCTTCAGAACATCGACCATGTCGACGTTGTCCTGCGTGTTGATGCGCAGTTGCCACTGTTTGGATTGTGGCGTCAGGTTGTCCAGCAGAACCTTGCGCGCGGTGAGTACGTTCTTGAACGTCTGCGCGCCAGTAACTGCCACCTCGTTCCACGTTGCAGCGTAGCACTGCTGGATGGCGTCGCTCTCCATCGAGGCGGCGAGGACGGCGGCGGCAGGCTCGATGTAGCGTGCGGTGAAGTCGTCGATCGACATGGTGAGATCGGCGGTGGAAAACGACAGCGCCACGTGCTTCTGCGTCGAAATCGTTAACGTAGTATTATTTTCAACAGTATTTTGCATGACCAACGGAGCGCCAGTATTCACTAAATACTGCACCGGCAACCTGATGCGCAGCGTGTTGCCGATCTTAGCGCCTGAGTTGGCGAAACTGTCGTCATACTCGCGGTTGATGGAGCCGATGAAGTTAAGTTTCTGATGCAGAATGACCAAAAACTTAGCTGTTATCATATTGATCGTGAGTACAGAGTTCGTGGCGTTGGTCGCCATGGCGGCATGTCCTGTTCGCGGATTGCGGGTGACTGCCCCTCACGCGTGAGCGTTCTCGGGGCGTATCGTTCACCGGCATCGCGAAAAGGAAGCCGCAGCGACGCGGTAGCTTCAGGCACGACGCAGCGGGGTTTTGCGTCTCCCGCGAGGACGAGGCGTTACTTCTTGCGCGACGACTCGCGCTTCTTGGACAGCGCTATGGCAACCGCCTGCTTCTGCGGTTTGCCGGCTGCCATCTCGGTCTTGATGTTGCTCGAGACCGTCTTGTCGGATTTGCCCGACTTGAGCGGCATCAGCGTGTCTTGGTGATGCGGTCAGCGCTGCTCTTGTTGAAGCCGCTGATCGTGCTCTTGTGCTCGTTGGAGCGGTGGAAGTCGCGCGGCGCGTCCTCGCCGGCACCGCGGTCGCGCAGCTCGTCCTTGGTCTGGTTCGGGATCTTGACCGAACGGTCCATCACGTCGTCTGCCATATCGTCCTCCTTACGAACGCCACTTCAGCAGTGGCCACCACGATATAAACGAGCGTCCGCGGCGACATCCGCGGTAAGTGCCTTTGGTTTCCTTGTGGGAGCGCACGAAGCCCAACTGCTGGCTCAGCATCGGAAACCGATAGGGCTCGGGTTGCGTATGCGGCAGGTAACGCACCCATCTGCCGCCGCGTATCCACCGCCGCCGATGGACAACAGCCATGCGCAGGTAGGGATAGTTTCGCCTCACCGTCGGATGCGGGCGTCCAGCGCCTGCTTGCTGTAGAAATCGACGAGTTGTTGCGCGGTCATGGTGGCTTCGCTCGGCTCGACCGTGCGGCTGCCGCCGATCGGCTTGATCGGTGGAGGCGCCTTCGACAGCGCACGCCGTGGCGGCGGATCGCGCCCTTCGATCTTGGCGGCGAACTTACCGATCTCGATCGCACGAGCCCGATCGCTCTGCAGTGCCGCGATGCGCTCCAACTCCTCGGGTTCGTCCGCCAGTGCGGCAGCGATTTTGTGCCCGTCCGGTGTGGCGACGAGGAGTTGCGAGAACGCGGCGTCGGAGCCCATCTGGATGAGGCTCTGGCAGCGTTCCGCCCAGTCGGCGTGCGCTGCCCGCCCGGCAGCGTGGAAGGCCTGTACGCGCTCTTGCTCGCGCGCCTGGGCGATGCCGGCCTCGACCTCGCGGCGGATGACCGGCTGCAGCTCGGGCGGGACGTGGGTCGGTTGCTCTGCAGGTTCGCCACGCCGGAAGCGATCGAGTTCAGCCGCCAGGCGTGCGCGTTCCTGCTCGCCGGCAGACAGCCTGGCCGAGAGGGCGGCGATGCGGCGATCCGCCCTACTCGGCTTCGGCTGCTCAGTCGTCTCGGTGGTTTCAGTCGCAGCGCCGGTATCGGCGGGCGCGGGCGCCTCAGCAGGTTCAGGCGCAGGGGCGCCTCCGTCCTGCGGGACGGTTTCGGTGGTCTCGGACATGGTGTGGCCTGTGGAATGGATTCCGAAACTACGGTGAGTTTCGGAAACCGTTGCTAGATCGGCGCGTTGCCGGGGACGTTGTGCTTGACGGTGAACGGCTGCTCGGGCTCGGGCGGCGGCTCCAGCGTGCCGAGGGTGACGGCGCGACTACCCTCGAGCCGCTCGATGTGCTGCTGGAGGCGGATCAGCGATGCCGTCAGTCGGTCCCAGTCCTCCTGGGTGGCCTCGCGCATCGCCTCCAGCTCGATGTCGTAGAACTGGATGCTCATTGGCCCTTGTGCGCTCCCTGTGCCTGGTGCTGCGCCTGCGCGGCGTGCTCCTTCTGCGCAGCTTCGGCCGTTTTCTGATCGGCCGCAGCCTTCTCGGTAGCCTTCCCTTCCGCAGCCTCGTAGGCCTCCAGCGCCGCCTTCACCTGCTTCGCCAGCGCTGCGATCGCGCCACGCTCACCGACGATCTGGCGTAGGCGGCGGATCTCGGTCGCCACATCGTTCATCAGCGCCTCGCGCTGCATAGTGACCTCGGGCGGCTCGCCGGTGGTGTGCGGCTGGCCCAGCAGGCGATCGAGGATGTCAGCACCCAGTGCCGGCTCGGCGGGCTGGGCGCGTTGCGTGGCTTCGGCCATGGCGTGGTCCTCCTGTTACTGTGCTGGTGCCTGCGTGCCGTTCTGGCCTGCACCCTGGCCGCTGCCGTTGGTGCCGTTGGCAGGCGGCGGCATCATGGTCTCCTGCACGCCAGCCTCGAAGTTCGCGTGGCGCTGCATGTGCGGCATGATGTCGGTCTGGCGCATGTCTTCCCAGAGCTGCCGCGCGATCATCTTGACCAGCTCCGGATCGACGCTGCCGATCGCCTTCAATCTGTCCGTCTCGGCCTTGTAATCGTCGATCAGCACGGATTGCGTCTTGTTCTGTAGCTGCTGCTTGAGGCCTGCGATCTCCTGATCGGCCTGCCCGAGCAGTTGGTGTGCCTGCGCGGTCATCTGCTGTAGTTGCTGCTGCAACTGGAGTGCCTGCGGATCGGGGCCGGCCTTGTATTGTGGCGGCAGGCCGCGCTTCAATCGGTCGGCCAACTCATCAGCACCCGGGAAGTCGGCGTTCTGCGCCCAGAAGTCGCCGACGATCGGGAATACCGCCTGGTTCTGCGCCAGGATCTGTGTAAAGGCATTGAACGCCTCCTGCCGGCGCGTGCCGAAGCTGGGACCGACGTCCGCCTCGACGTCGTAGCGTCCGACCGACGGATTGAAGATGACGCGCACGTCGAGCGGGCTGGTGTCCTGCTCGTCCGACATCTGCGCCTGGCCTGGCGTGATCGGCTGCGGGCCCTGCGGCGTCATCGCGACATGCTGGTGGGCCTGCGGTGCGTTGGGGATCAGATGCACGTCGCTGTCGGTGCCATCCTCGGCCATGATTTTCATGACGCGCGCGGTGTCGTAGATTTTGGGGATGAGGTCGAGCACGATACGCCCCACCTGCCGGATGCCTTTGGCCTGATTGTCGACGTAATGCGCAGTGGCGTTGTCGCTTTGCCGTTGCCGCGCATCGATCGCCACGCCACTGCGCTCATTGCTCGGCTGCCCAAACTCCGCCTGATACTGGCCCGACACCATGAGCATATCGTCGCGCGCGATGGTCATGCCTTCGATGTAGGCCTGCGCCATGACGGGTGGCTGCGAGCGCTCCGGCCGCTCGATCGGCTGCCCGGCGTCGTCAATGTCATTGTAGACCAGCACGCCCTTGTTAACGACGTTGGCCAGTTCCCATTCCTGCTCCACGCCCTCGATCGCGCGCTTGGAGCCGACGAACGGCGCTTTCGTCTGCAGCGCGACCTGCTCGACCGCGGCGCTGGACCAGTAGTTATACATCCGCTGCGCATCGATCAGCGCACGGGTGTGCCCCTTCCGGTCCATCTTGTTCTCGATCACGATCTCCTCGCCGATGAATGGCACGATCGGGATGTATTTGCCCGGCCAGTCCTGCCGCTTCTCCACCTTGTTGCCCACGATGTGGTACCACTCGACGCGGCTGGTCGTGATGTCGCGTGATTTCGTGATGTAGGGCTGGAGTTGCTCCAGCTCGCCGTCCTCCATCTCGGACTCACGTTTGTGGCTGCCATCAGCGAGCGCGTGCAGCGTGTCCTCGTCCTCGAGGCGGCGCCAGTATTCCGCCTCACGCACGTGGTCGCGGTCGTTCCAGCCATCGCTGTGGTCGAGCGCTGTCGGCGCGGCCTGATCGAATTTGCCGTGCTCGGCCTCCCACAGATCCCTCGCGATGTCGTTGAACACGAACGCGAACCGCATGTCCGCCTTGTCGTAGTCCTTCGCATCCGGATCGGTATAGACGGTGCGCGGGTTGGTGATGCGCCGGATGTAGACCTCCTGGTCGGTGCTGTCGTCGTCGGCGTACTCCGTGACCACGCGCACGTAGCCGATGCCCGACTCGACCTGGTGGAATATCGCGGTGCTGTAGGCGTCGACCGCTTTGCTCTGGTACTCGATGCGCCGGATGATGCCGCTGAACACTTGCGCGGCCTCGTATGTGGCGCGACCGCCGGTCGGCGTGACCTTGATCTGTGCCTTGTGCTGTCTCGCGTCGTTGACGATCTGCAGGTTGTGCTGGCGGACCTTGTTCATGGTCAGGCAGGGCCGATTGCCGCGGGTGTTGCGGACGCTATCGTCCCACTGCCACAGATTGAGGCTGTCACCGGCCGCGAATTTGGAGTCTGCGAGCGCGTTCTGGCGTGCGGTGGCTTCCCACGTCACGCAGCGCTCGAAGCGGGCTTTGGCCTCGCGGAGCAGCTCAGCATCACCAGCGCGGACGCGGGTTCGGGCCATCAACGATAATCCCATGTAACATCAAGCCGCAGCGTCCCGCGGGCGCAAAATACCGTCACAGCAGCGTATTGATTAGCCTTCGTGATGTTGGCCTGATAACCGGGCAGCGTGGGTCTGGGCGCGGTCGACAGAACCGCGCGACGCGGTATTTCCGGCAGAATGCCGCGCATTTCCGCTGCAACATCACTTCCCTTCCGCGAGAACTCACAATGAGTGTTCATTGCGCCCACCGCAGATCTGCCCCTCCCGGTAGGGAAACGGCCCTCCATCAGCGTATTGAGCGCCACATCCGCCACCGCCTCGGCGCCATGTTCTGCCAGCACCTGGGCGCGGCGGCGCTGCTCCTCCTCGGCCCATAGCCGGTCCTGCTCGACCTGTTTGGCGCGGCGGCGCGCGAGAGCCTCGGCCTCCCACTTCTCCTGCTCCACCTGCGCCCGTGTTGATACCGGCCGCAGCGGCGCGAAGTTCGAGCGCTGGTACTCCGGCTGCCAGTCGTCGAAGAAGCCGTAAGTGCCGTGCTGGCCGCAGAATGCCTGCCAGCTATCACCGGATGTAGGAGTATAAAGTTCGCCGCTGTCGAGCCGACCACATCGGTGAACTCGCGCGATGATCGCATCCACATCGGCGCGGTCATCGAACTCGGGCGACAGCGGCTCGGGGATCGGAATCCAGCCGCGCCATGCGTTCCGCGGATACCACCGCAGCTCTCGTTCTGGCGGCGGCAGCTTGTATCCCACCAGTCACCGCAGCAGCGCCGGCTCATGGATGAGCGGCAGCAGATAGGCCAGCAGCACCAGCAGCAGGATCAGCGCCAGCACCAGCTGCGCGATCATCAGGAACGGCGGCGGCAGCGGGATCAGCGTGATCACGTACCAGATGACGCCGAACACGATCAGCACGACCAGCAGAGTGATCAGCAGCGAGATCATGGCATGTCCTCACGCAAGTAGGCCGCTCCACCAGGGCGACAGAGCATTGCTCGGCTGCCCGCCCTGCGGTGTTAGATACTGCGCAAACGGATTGATCGGGTTGTTACGTTGCGCCAGTAGATATTGCAGCGCCTGCGCATTTGGCGGCCCGGCAGACGCTGTTGGACCAGCTGCTGTGCCGGCTTGCGGGGTAGCGATCTGCGGCGCGGCATTCGTGGCAGCCGGCAATCCCGCCGGCGATGGCAGCACCCGCTCCACGCCGTTCTCGCGGGTAACCGGCAGCACATTGGCGCCGATGGTCGAGTGGCTGATGATGTTCGCCGCATCACTGGCATCGACCGCCTGCTGCCCGTAACGCTCGATCAGCGCGCCGCGCGGAATGCCGTAGCTGGCGCCGACCTGGGTCGGTATCGGGCCTGACATACCGTGATTCTTGAGGTTCCACTCCTCGTATGTCTGGTTGGTCGGCCGATCGATGCCCAGGCGCGGACCTACGTTGTCCTCGGGATGGCGCTGGAAATAATCGTTGACCCAGTCCGGCCACTGGACTGCCTTCTGCGGCAGCGGAGCCATGGTGCTGAGCACGTCCTGGTCGCTTAGTTGCTGCGGATTGTAGCCGTACTGCTTCAGCCTAGCGTTGATGGTCTGGCGCTGTTGCTCGATCTGGTCCTGCGTCGGCATCGGCAGGTGCGACAGATCGATGTGCTGGGGTGTGGCTGGCTGTCCCGCCTGCCACGTCGAGGGCGTCCAGCTATCGGACGTGAGGTAGTCAGGCTGGCCATCGGACTGGGTGCCGGACATCGCTATATCCCCATCCAGCTTGTCTGCCCGCGCGCCGGCCAGTCGCGCTGCACCACCTCGCGCTTCGGCAACTCGATCCGCACCGTCTCGCGCAGTCCCATGGCGAGGCAGCGCGCGGCATCGGCGGCGTGGCTGCTCCAGTCATGCACCGGCGCTGAGCGAAACACGCCCATCTTGTCGTTGAAGTCGCGGTGGTAGTGCGCCAGGCACTCGCGCAGCCGCTCGGTGCGCACCAGGTCGAACCAGCAGCGCGCCAGCAGCATCTTGCAGGCCTCGATGCCGTCGTCGATCTCCTGCCGCGGCAAGACCCGAACCTTGCGCCCATTCGCGCGTAGCAGTTCTTCGCGGGTCTTGCCGGTGCCTAGTTCGCGCGCACCAGCGTCGTGCGGCAGAAGATCGATCCCGTAGCGGTAAGGCTTGCTATTGAGCCAGTCAACGTAGTGCGTCAACGGGCGGCCAGTGTCCTCGTGGTAGTCGATGACATGCACCTCGCGGCCGACGAGTTGCGCACAGATCACCGATGTCGCGTCGCCGAT